ACAAAAACCCCCCCACCCAAAACCCCCCCCCCCCCCCCCCCCCCCAGTCCACCCCGTATAAAACGGTTGGATTTACACAAGGAGTCCTTTAAACAGGAACAATAATGGCTACTTATAATCAACTAGGAGTTGTAGCTCATGCTCCTCAATTTCAAGATAGAATTCGTTATGCTCTAAACGTAGCAGCAGCTAACGTTTACTCCGAAACAGGAGTAACAAACCATGCTGCTAGAGCTGCATACGCTACTAAAGTAACTGCAGGTCAATATAGTCTTTTAGACGCAACTTTCGCTGTTTTAGGTAATTCTACAATAGCTGCAGAAGCTCAAGTAAACACTCAACCAGATTTTGCTATTCCAGATACAGATATACAGTTTTCTGTAAATTCTCTCTGGAATCTCTTAGCAGGAGCTTAAATTGGCTAATAGAACAGCATGGGTAGCTGGTAACGGTGCAGGTCTTACCTGGTCTACTGCAAATGCTAATGCAGGTACTCTCGCAAACACCAACTCTGTCTTAGATTCTACAGATATAACAAATGGAACAGCTCTAGATATCTTTGCTGATGTCTCCATAAGCTGTACCATTTCTTCTAGTACCATAGTTGCTGGAGCTAACGTAGCTCTTTATTTAGCTTATCTCAACCAAGATGGGACTACTTATGGAGATAATCACGTTACAACTACTCCAGCTGCTGCAGCACCCAGTTATCCCCCAATAGCTGTAATACCTCTCTTTGCTGCTGCTACTCAAACCTCTTTAATAGGCATTGCAACTGGTCTTATATTAGCTCCCGGCACATTTAGATGGATTGTTCAGAATAACTCTGGTTTTAATTTTACAGCAGCAACCATAAAGTATAGAACTTACAATATCAATCTAAATAACTAATGTCTAATTTCTCATTAGTACGTAAGAGAGGATTAATATACCCTGGAAGTAGTTATGGACCAGGATTTAATCCTAACCACATCGCTGGAACAAAAGTTCTGTTTTCAGGTGTAGCTACTATCAACGGTGCTAATTTTATCAATATTTTTAATGGGATGAAAGGTACTGTTTCTCCAACTCCCGCTGTTGGTAGGAATGGCATAATAGGTCCCTTTCTAGATACACGTGCTGCGGGTTCTGGTGGAGGTGTAACATTTTCGGGTATATACCCTGCTACAACGTCACAGAATCCCGTTACTTTAGCAGGAATTGTTCTTGCTCCTGCTACATTAGCTGGAGCTGAATTAGAGTTTATTGAGACTAGCACAACAGATGCTAACGCAAAGGCAGGCACTAATACCACAAATACTTTTACCTTTACTATGCCGGGTACTGCAAATGTGGATTCTTTAATCCCTCTTGTTGCTAATACACCATATTTTTATGCAACTTCGTATAGTTCGTCGGCGGGCAAGGCAAACTTTCTAGTTCTTAATTTGAGGACTGGACAAGTTACTACTTCAGTCATTTCTCAATCCGGTACACCCGGTAATGGCAATGGCAATATTGTGATAGGTAATGATGCTAACAACATTGGAGGAGGTAATCCAGGTTTAGCTACTGCTGCGGCTATGTTCTCAAATAATTACTTGTCGATTTCAGCTCTAAGAATATGGGCAACCGATCCCTGGTCTTTCTGGTATCCCGGCTCAATGTTGGGTAAACAACAATTTCAATCTATAACCATAACAGATATCTTGTATCCAGCTATAGTGTGTTAAATGGTATTAACTAAACGTTCTCATGAAGGTGAATTATTTATTGATCATAGAGCCTCTCCAGGTTTTACTGATGAACAAGCAATTAAATTAGGGTATATTCCTTCTGCCCTAAGTGAAGGAAAAGTGTTTGAAGCTCCGACGATGGGCTGCAATCATTGTGGAACAGTAGTGATTATGAATCCCAAAAGGACTCGTGATCGAGAATACTGTTCAAATTGTGATATGTACATTTGTGATAATTGTGCGCTCGAGCGAAAATTACCAGATTACACTCACAAAACACATCGTCAAAAGATCTTTGAACAACTAAATTTAGCGCAAATAAAGGAAATATAATTTACCATGGCAAAACGAATATTCAACCATCCCGGTCAGACTTGGGCTGCTTCAGCTACAAACGCAGCAGCCACTAACTGGATGGCACTCAAGGGTGGAGCTACCACTCAAGTTATCGACATTCTAGAGATCCTCATCTCTGGAACTGCAGCGGCATCTGCTATTCTCGCAACTGGTGTGCGTCTATCAAGCACGCTTGGAATTACTCCAACGGCTATCGCAGCTCCCGCAACAGACGGTCCTATGAACGTCTCAGCTACTGCACTTGCGTCTACAGTAATTCCATATTTCGCAGCAGGTACAGGACCTGTTCCTTCTTCTGCAGCTACCGTTGCTGCTCTTAACCTCGGTTTAAATGCCTTTGGTGGTATTATCCGTTGGAATGCAGCTCCAACTCAGCAATGGACTCAAGTGGGTAATGCTGTTGTAGGTTCAGGTGTAGGTGGTGAATCTGTTCTCTGGAACAATTCTGGTCCAGGTGGACAGTCTACTACTGCTGCTGCACATATAATCTACGAACCCTACTAATCTAGGTTAAACTATGACCTTTCGTGGTCTACAGCAGGGCCTAGCGCCCTTTGGCTACCAAAGGTTAAGTGACTATACTCAAGTAGATGGACCTTTACCCAATCTACTGAGTAAAGATAAACTTCCATTTCGACAGATGGATTGGCCTACTCCAGTAGGAGTAGAGCCCAATCCTCGTCGAAGTTGGGAATATCATTATCTTCTCCAACTAATTGGTAAAGATACATTCTTCGATGGTCCAGGTAATGCACCAGATTACGATTATCTCAATCGTCTTCCTTTCGGGCATTACGTCGAAGATTGGAGACGATCTTGGACTTGGAATTATAATCTTAACTTAATAGGTAAAGATAAACTTCCAACAGGTGATCAACTATATGATCGTCTAAATACAGGATACGAGCCGGATTATAGACGCTCCTGGACATGGAACTACAATCTCAACCTCATAGGTAAGGATATAGTTCCAGGAGAACAATATACTACCAGACCAGATCCAGTTATTTGGTATCAAACGTGGACTCTCAATCTTCTACAATCCACTTTAATACCAACACCCGCTAAACCTACTGCTCAATACGACTGGCCTAATCCTCCTCCAGTTATTTGGTATAGAAGCTGGGAGGCTTCTTACAATCAGAACTTAATAGGACAGGATACTGTTCCAGGAGAGCAATACACTAGTCGTCCTGATCCTGTTCTCTGGAATATAAGCTACACTCTGAATTTACTTCAGAGCACACTTACTCCAGTTCCTCAAAATCCCTTTGTTCAGTCTGATTGGCCAAACCCACAACCTATTTCTTGGTATAGGTCTTGGGAAGTAAATTTAGCTTCTAAATTACTTCCTCCTTTTAATCAAGATTACTGGCCTTTACCTGGTAGTTCTCCTCCTATTGTTCCTTCTTGGACTGCTTCTTATAACCTCAATTTAATAGGTAAAGATCAGCTTCCCATTAGACAACAAGATTGGCCTGTTCCTTCTCTTGTAATATGGTATCAAGATTGGTATCAAAATCTCGCTAATTCTTCAGCACCCAATCCCAAACCTTTCAATCAACAGGATTGGCCCAATCCAGGTCCAATACCCTTCCGAGATTATGGATATATTAACTTTACCGTTAATATTCCTATTCCTCCTATTCCTCCACAGGCAGATGTAGGTGGTAGAGATTGGAGACAATATCCCGAATCTCTCTCTGAGTCTTTCAAGAGAATTCATGGAGATGTTCTTCAAGCATATCAGAGAGATCAGCAAGAGAATCACGCTATAAGCGATATAGCAGCTAAGCTCGGAGCAAAAGGTGGACAAGCAAGAGCAGAAGCTCTCACACAAAAGCAGAGAACTAATATAGCAACGAAAGCAGCATTAACTCGATGGTTAAAAAGATAAATAAAGATGCTCAAAGGCTCGGTAAACTAGGTGGAAGACCTAAAACTGAAACCGCCAAGCATACACTCACCCTTAAACCCCAAACCGCTAAGCATCAATAGCTTTACCCAGGAAAACCGCTAAGCATGACACAATTCGTTAGTCCCAACACTCCAGCAGGACAATACTTTACAGTAGCTGCTTCTCAAACTAGTCAAGTCTTAGGCGCCGTAGGCGCTACAGGAGACTATTTAAAAGGTATTATTGTAGTAGCTGCTACAACTACCCCTGGATTAGTAACAGTTAAAGATGGCACTACAGCAGTAATATCTATCCCTGCAGGTACAGCTACAGTCCTCCCCTATGTTACCTATGTCCCTGTAGGAGCTTACTCCAAAACAGGAGCCTGGAACATAACTACAGGAGCTTCTGTGTCTGTCTTTGCAGTGGGTCAATTTACTTAAAGTGGATAACATACTTCAAATTATTCTTCCTCTGTTAACTGCTATATTTGGAGTATTAGGAAGCGTAGCTGGTGTTGTGTGGGTGTTATCAGGTAGATTTAACACTATTGATAGATCTATATTTCAAACACAGCAGAAAATATTAGATAAATTAGAATATCATGAGAGACATGATGATCAGCGTTTTGGAGAAGTTCAAAATGATCTCTGGATGCTCCGTACTAGAATCTTGGTAAACGAAAAGAAGCTAAATGGCGACAAAGAAGAAGACTCCATCCCTTTCCACCGAGAGACTAGCACGAAAACAACTCGCTGAGTCTTCTCTCGTTGAGTTTATTAAACTAGTACATCCTAAAAGATGGTTGGGTAACATTCACAGAGAAGTAATCTCATGGTGGACATCTAAAGAAGCTAAAACACATCAGTTGCTTCTCCTCCCTCGTGAGCATATGAAGAGTGCTTTGGTAGCCTATAGGGTGGCCTGGGCTCTAACTAGGAATCCTTCGCTACGTATCTTATACATATCTTCTACTTCTAACTTGGCCATTAAACAGTTGAAGTTTATCAAAGATATCTTGACGAATGATAACTACAGAGCCCATTGGCCAGATATGATTTACAAAGAAGAAGCAAAGAGAGAACTATGGACCCAACGAGAAATATCAGTAGATCATCCACAAAGGAAAGAAGATGCAATCCGCGATCCCTCTATATTTACAGCTGGACTTACTACTAATATCGTTGGTATGCATTGCGATATTGCCGTTCTTGACGATGTTGTGGTTGCTGGTAACGCGTATACGGAAGAAGGACGAGAAAAAGTAAGAGATCAATATTCACTCCTCTCTTCAATTGAAACGGTAAATGGACAAGAATGGGTAGTAGGTACTAGGTATCACCCCGATGATTTATACGCAGAATTAATAGGATTAGAAATAGAAGAGCATGACGAACTTGGCAACGTATGTAACAAAACTCCACTCTTTGATAACCGGGAATGGGCAGTGGAAACGGTCGGAGATGGTACAGGAGAGTTCATCTGGCCACGCACAAAGTGCCCTGATGGTAAGTGGTTCGGATTTGACACAGCAACCCTGGCTACAAAGCGGTCCCAATATCTCAATAAACTACACTTCAGGGCCCAATACTATAATGATCCACACGACGCTGAATCGTCCCCTATCCAAAGGGACCTCTTCCAGTACTATGACCAGAACTTTCTCTCTCACCGAGATGGAAGATGGTTCTTTAAAAATAACAGAGTCAACATAGTAGCTGCAGTAGATTTTGCTTATACCACAGGTAAGAAGAGTGACTACTCTTCCATTGTCGTTGTAGGAACAGACTCTCAAAATAATTACTACATTCTAGAGATAGATAGATTCAAAACAGACAAAATAAGTGAATATTTCAACAGGATCTTAAAGTTATATAACAAATGGGGCTTCAGAAAAATAAGAGCAGAAGTAAGCGCAGCTCAGTCTGTTATAGTAAAAGATCTCAAAGAGAATTATATTAGACCCAATGGGCTGTCTCTCATAGTAGATGAATACCGTCCTTCTCGTTGGCAAGGTTCCAAAGAAGAACGAATACTCTCAACCCTAGAACCTAGATATGCCAATAGACAGATATGGCATTACTTAGGTGGTAACTGTCAAGCCCTAGAAGAAGAACTCATATATCATAATCCCGCACATGATGACATTAAAGATGCACTTGCCTCAGCCATTGACTTCGCTGTTCCTCCCATGAACTTTCTCAACTTACGTGAAACAAAACCCTCTTTCAACTATAATCAACGCTTTGGTGGTGTACTTTGACCGGTAAAGTCCTAGATCTTTTAAATGTAATAAACCCCGATCAAAAGGCTACCCGTCTCACTGAAAGGTACATCGAATGGGAAACTCTCCGTCAAGTAAAGAAGAACGACTGGGAAGAAATACGAAGGTATATTTATGCTACGGACACTACTCAAACTACGAACAATCAACTCCCCTGGAAGAACAAGACCACCGTTCCAAAGCTCTGTCAAATTAGAGACAATCTACTGGCCAACTATGGTGCCACACTCTTCCCTTCTCAGTACTCTAAATGGTTAGAATGGCAGCCTGCAGCAGAAGAATCAGCAGATGCTGAGAAAGCATTAGCTATTACAAACTATATGAATTGGGTGATAACACAGCCCCAGTTTAAGCATGAACTCGATAAAATCATCATGGATTATGTCGATTTTGGTAATGGCTTTGGAACAGTAGAGTGGGTAGACCAAAGATCAGAACAACCCGATAAAACACAAGTAGGTTTTGTGGGACCTATGATTAAACGGATATCACCCCTCGATACGGTGATGAATCCCACTGCAGAAAACTATATACAATCTCCTAAATTCATACGTACCCTCATATCTATGGGTGAAGTGCGTCGTCTATTAGAACGTCTCTCCAATGACGAGAATAGACATATGTACGAAGAATTATTTAAGTATCTCAAAGAGATACGCTTCCATGCACGTACCTTTCAAGGAGATTGGATACAGCGTGATCGTCTCTATCAAATGGATGGCTTCTCCTCCTATAGGCATTATTTACTGTCTAACTGGGTTGAGATTATAACACTTTACGGAGATTGGTACGACTTTATAAATGATGAATATCAAGAAAACAGAGTGATAACGGTAATCGATAGGCACAAAATTGTTGATGACAGACCTAATCCGAGTTACTTCGGTTATCCTCCTATCTTCCATGTTCCCTGGAGAAAGAAGCAAGATAACCTCTGGGGCATGGGTCCTCTCGACAATCTCGTCGGTATGCAATATCGACTCGATCACGTCGAGAATATGAAAGCAGACGTATTTGATCTCGTTACATATCCCGTACAGAAAGTAAAGGGGTTTGTACAAGATTTCGTATGGCAACCCGGAGAAAAGATCTTCGTCTCTGAAGATGGAGATGTTGAGATGATTGTACCCGATGTACAAGCTCTCAACGCTAATCTGGAGATACAGCATCTCGAACAGCAAATGGAAGAGATGGCTGGTGCTCCCAGAGAAGCCATGGGCTTCCGCTCTCCCGGTGAAAAGACTAAATACGAAGTACAGTCTCTCGAGAACGCTGCTGCTCGTATCTTCCAACATAAGATAAAACAATTTGAAGAGCAAATGTTAGAGCCCTTGCTCAACGCGATGCTCGAACTAGCCCGCCGCAATATGACAGGACCCACCACAATCCGCGTCATGGACGACGAATTTAAGCTCGCTACTTTCCAAACCTTAACTGTAGATGACATTACAGGTATAGGCCGTATAAGACCAGTAGCAGCTCGTCATTTTGCAGAGCAATCAGTCTTAGTACAGAACTTAACTAATCTCGCTGGGTCTAACCTATGGCCTACAGTACAACCACACATCTCAGGTATTAAACTAGCCAAGATGTTTGAGAAGACCTTCAACATTGAAGAATACGAGATGGTTGTTCCTTACATAGCTCTCGCAGAACAAATGGATGCACAGAAACAAGCACAAGCTCTCGAAGAACAATTACATCAATACACCATGACTGCGACAGGCATGAATGGTGATTACGATATGGATTTCTCACAAGACTTACAACAACAGCAGCAAGGACAATCTAATGTACCTGGGATGGACCAAACATCTCAAAAGCCCTAAAGAACAAGAAGAATTTTCTAAATACATAAGAGGTTCTAAAGCCCTATTTGAGAGATTAAAACAAATTGTCGAAGAAGAGAAACAAACAGTTGAGATTACTTCTCTTGATTTTGATAATCCTAATTGGGCAATTAGAGAAGCCTTTAACAAAGGACAACACCAGTCCTTAAACAAAATACTCAAAATAATTAATATCGAGGACAACCGATGAATGATTTAATGTTAGACAATAACAGCAACACTGATTTACAAAAGTTAATAGACGAAGCAAAAGCTGACCCCGTTAAATTTGCTCAACGTAAATACGATGCAGATAAGTATGTCGATATGCTCACTAGACAAAAAGATGAGATGAGAGATGCCTATCTTAGGCTCCAAGAGGAATCAAACTCTAGAGCCACCAAAGCTGACCTAGAAACTCTCGCGACCCAGATGAGAGATCTTACGAGTAACAACAACCCTACCGTGAAAGAAGAGACTAAACCAGCTATAGATCCCAAACAGATTGAAGATCTCATTTCTTCTAAACTCTCTCAAATTGAGGAGAACAAGAAGAGAGTAGACAACTTCAACTCCGTTAAGAACAAACTCGTAGAGAAGTATGGTGAAAACTACCATAATTCTCTCAAACAACAACTAGATGACTTGGGGATGTCTTCCTCAGAGTTAACTGAATTAGCTGAACGCAATCCTCGTCTTGTATTCAAGACATTGGGATTAGAGGCACAACAAGAGACCAGGACCCGGGACTTCTTTACTCCTCCTCGCTCACAGCAAAATACTACTGCAGCTCCTCCTCCTCAACAGGAAAGAACTTGGTCGTATTATCAGCAACTCAAACAGACAAACCCACGATCATGGATGTCTCGCGAAACACAACTTCAAATGCACAATGATGCTCTTCGTCTCGGAGATAAATTCGAAGATGGAGACTATTCTAAGTATGCGAAGGATGCGCGCATCAAATTCTAACTTAACTTAAACTTAACTTAAAGGAGAAACATTATGGCTGGCTTTATGGACGCCAACACAAATTTTCTCATCAGGACTAATCTTTGGTCTCGTACGATCAAAGAACTGCTCCTCGATGAGTTAAATGCCATGAAGTTTGTCCGAATTATCTCAGATTTTCCCGATGGATACCAGATTAACATCCCATCGATTGGTGAAGCTGAAGTTGCACCCTTCACAGAAGGACAGGCCATCAAGTACAACGCGATGGATACTGGTAACTTTACCTTTAGCTTCGATAACTATGTTTACTCTGCCAATGCCATTTCGGAGAAGTTCAAGAGAGATAGCTACTATTCAGCAGACGTTATTGCTGCTTTCGTTCCACGACAACATCGTGCAATTATGGAAGCTGTAGAAACGAACATTCTCGCTAAAGCTAATTCGGGTCAAACTGCATCGGCAACAAACATTATTAACCTCGCAGATCACAGGTGGGTAGGCTCGGGTACATCCCAGGCTATTACATTCCAAGACTTTGCACGAGCACGCTACGCCCTCACAAAGGCTAACGTTCCTCTGACCAATCTCTGTGCTATTGTAGATCCTTCTGTTGCATACACCCTCGAAACTCAGACTAACGTTGTGAACTTGCTCTCGCCTGTTCCCACGTGGAATGACATTCCCAAAGAAGGTCTCGTCACAGGTTTCAAGTTCAGGTTCTCGGTCTTTGGTTTCGACATTTACGAATCAAACTACCTCCCTGCTATTGCTTCAGAAACCATCTCAGGCGTAACAGTAACTAGTGGTGTAGCTAACTTCTTCTTCTCAGCGGCTCCCGGTGACACTCTCCCATGGGTAGGTGCCTTCCGTCAGATGCCCACTGTCTACTCGGAGTTCAACAAAGATCTCCAGCAGGAAGAGTACGCTACGTTCGCTGAATGGGGCTTCAAGCTCTATCGTCCAGAGAACATGGTTACGGTTCTTACCTCGACCTCTGTGGTCCCAACCTAATATAGGAGAAACACAATGGTCGCAGGAACTTGGCTTAACCAAGATGGATTGCATCTGCAGTTTGGTACGCAGAAAGCAATCCCAGAAATGGCAGGTGACTACCTCATTTACGGTGAAAACCGTGAAGTTGAGGCTCTAGTCCCTCTCGTTCCTTATCTCGCAGGCAGCGGTGCTACAGCAGTACCCGCTCCGCCTACATCATTCTCAGGAACCACTACAGCAATTGCAGCGGGAATTCAGTCTCTCACGACTTTCTTCCCTCTTCAGGTCACTGCCCCTAATACAGGTGGTACTACGATTACGATGCTCAACCCTCAGCTGTTCATTGAACAGGTAGAGGTTGTGCCTCTCATCACTGCTACTGGTGGTACTTCAATCTCAATGGGTCTCGTTACCGCGTCATCTCCCGCAGATGCCGG